CATCTTCTCCTTCAGGGACCATAGTTTTTATCCAGCTAATCAATAAGTTTTCTGCTTTACGTCTTAGTTGTTTTGATTTTTTACCACTCATATTTGTGTTACCTCTATAACATTAGGGACTTTAGGTGTTTTAGTTAAGTATCTTAAACCATTAGAATATTTAAATACTCTTAATCCTTTACCCTCGTTTGCATCTTTATGACATTCAAACTTGTATCTACAATATACACATCCTTTAGGTAGTTGCATATTACCAGACTTACCATCAGGTATAGGACTATAACATTTATCAGGTGGTGTCTTTAACTTAACAGCTTTTTTGATATCAGTTATTTTCTTTTTGATATTAGGTTTATCAAAGTCATCAGGTCTAAACATAGCTAACTCACCTGACTCTTTATTAAGAGCAAGGAATCCACCTTTGTTTGTACCTTCTGCTGCTTCGTAACCTGCAAGTTGAGCCATGTATCCGAATGCATCTTGTTCAGCAAGAGTTCCTTCTTTGAATTTTTTAAATGCAAATCCTGAAGCAGTCTTAACATCTACAACTTCACCGTCAATAACACAATCCATGTGTCCTTTTATTCCGGATACTTTAACTTCTTTCTGTTCACTAGTAACTTCATGTCCAGATAACTTAACAAGAAATAAAACTATCTCTTCAAGTAAATGTCCATACAAGAACTTAATAAATGTAGGAGGAGATATGACTTCTGTTGAATCAGATTCAGAGTTCATCTCATACCAGAGTTGTCTAGGTTGCTTACCTATATTAGACATACGTAAAGCAGGTTTACCTCTTGGAGAGGGGTGAGACCAGTTGTAAAGAATCTCTTTCATGGATTCTCCAAACTGCTCAATAGCATCCTCATCTATATCAAGATGCTCCCCTTTTCCAAGAGCCGACAATTTATTATATATATCTTCTACTAATGTGTCAAGTGTTTTTGTTTTATTTGTCATATTATTTTCTGTGTTTTACAAAGTGGAGTTGTCTTGTTTTAGAATTAAACATTAATATTTTTACTCCTGCTTCAATTTGTTCAGGAGTTCTACCTCCACATCTTGTTAGATTATTACCTGTAGGTTTATGAAGTTGAGGCTGTGCTGTTTTAACATCTATTAAAGTTATATCTCCTTTGGAATCTCTAGCTATTAAATCAGCGAGACCTGTACATCCACAATTCTTAAATACTTCATAACCATTGTCCCATAGCCAAGTTACTGCGTAGAACTCAGCCATGTCTCCTTTTCTACTATCACAATGCTTAGTGTGTTTCACTCCAGTTACCTCCTATTTTATATTCACCATCAAGAGGACATCTAAGATTAAAATGTTCTCCTGCTTTTATAATACTATCAACAGCAAACTGACCAATGAAATCAGCTTTATCTTCAGGTACCTCTAGTTGCCATTCATCATGGATGTTAGCAACAAACTTATAAGGTACTGTATTTAATTGTAGGACATCATCAAGTATTGATAATGCTTTCTTCATGACTATCGCACCTGCTCCTTGTAATAAAGTATTGAGGGCAGAATGAGCATTACGTATGTAAAGTTTTCTACCATCTATACCTTTGAGATATTTCTTTGAAGCTGCTCTTTGAACCCTATCTCTAAGAGATTTAAATGCAGGGTTATTATCGAAGAAATATTCTCTAGCTCGTTTACCATCTGCTGTACTTCCTTCAACCACTTTTCCAAGCTTTTCATCTCCTGCTCCGTACATGAGGGCATAGATGAATGTCTTCGCCTGATTTCTAGATTTAAGTTGTGCAGCTCTTTGATTAGCTGTGTGTATATCTCCATCTAAAATCTCCTTAATATAAGTTTCATCATTCATATAGTGGGCTAACATTCTTAGCTCCAAACCACTAGCATCAACTCCAAGTAATACATTACCTTCATCAACAATCCAACATGCTCTACATTCTGAACCATAAGGACTATGCACTGAAGGAACTTGTGCCATGTTAGGGCTTCTGTGTGTCATTCTACCGGTAATAGCACCGTTAGGTATAACAAAACCATGCACACGTCCATCCTCTTGGACCGCTTCAACCCAAGAATCAACTTGAGCTATACGTTTTTGTATTAATAAAAAGTCTGCTATAAGTTTAGCTTCACGGATATGAGTTACTTCTGATAGAGTTTTCTCATCGACAATGGGCTGACCTGTAGGGGTAAACCTTTCAGGCTTCCACCCAAAGTCAACAAGATATTCTCCAATCTGTTTACGACTACCAAGATTAAACTCTTGTAAAGACTGTCTCATAAAAGGCTCAAAGTTATTAGTATCTAAACATCTTTGATACTCATCATCAGTAAGTCCACGTTTAGATAAGTCACCATCTTTTTTAATATATGGTGTAACTAATTTATCATCGACCCATTTAGGTTTGAAAGTATTATGAACTTCATCTTCAATCTGTTGAGACTTTTCTCTAAGTTCTGCAAGTAATACCAATGCAGATTCCATGTCAAACATGAATCCATTTTCTTCTTGTTGTTTAATTATTCTTGCAACGTCTTGTTCAAGTTCAATAGATTGTTTACTAAAACCTTTTGACTCATTACGAAGTGAGTTATAGACAAGAGTATTTAACTGAACATCACGAACACAATAGTCTAACATCTGTGTAGAATAATTCTGATAGTCTTCAAAGTCTATCTTAGAAAGACCAAGCTTATATCCCCACTTCTCTAAACTATGACCACCCTCTCTTGTAGGGTTAAACAATCTAGAAAGAACAAGTGTATCAATAAGTTCTTTGTCTCTAAGTTTTATACCTGCAAACTTTTCTACCATAGGGATATCAAATCCTATAATGTTATGACCTATTAGCCTATCTGCTTTAGATAAAAGCTCGTAGCCTTCTTGCAAGTTGCTTGGAGGAAACTTAAATATCTCTCCAGAGTTTGCATCTTGAGCTACAAGACAATGTATCTTAGTGGCTTTAAGGTCATCAGTTTCTATGTCAAATACTAAATCCATAATTAAAATGCCTCGTCTAAACTATCATCAAAAGTAATATCTTCATCTGTTAGTTCAGATAGTCTACCGGTTTCTGAATCATAAATAACTCTACAAGCCATACCAACATCACCTGTGTATCTTGATTTCAATACTCTCATTCTTGTTGTTCTAGCTTCTTCAGGGTCATCTGATTGTTGATTACGTTCTAATGCTATCACACAATCACTAAGTTGTCCAATACTATTTGAACCTCTTAGATGAGATAGTGATACTTCAATACCATTCTCATGTCCTTTGTTACCATCAACACGTCTCAAGTGTGAAACCAAAATGATTCCTGCACCTGTCTCCTCTACCAAACTTCTAAGTCTAGTCATGATAGTATCAATAGCACGTCTTTCATCTCCTTCATGTACAGCACTAACTAACATATGTAAATGGTCCACGACCACCCACTTACAGTCACAGCCTATAATCATAAAGCGAAGCTTAGTAAAGATATCATCAATGTCGTTGGTTCCGAAGTGGGAATGTACCCATACTCTGTTTCGGTTATCGCCATCGTATAACATGTCAAACATCTTATCTAATTCTTCTTTAGAAAACTTCTCACGTTCTTGGTCAACGTATAATCTAGCATTAGCTTCAATAGATAAGATACCATCAATGGTTCTTCTCCAATCTTCTTCTAATGCAATGATACCTACGTTGTCTTCTGTGTTCTTGATAAGATGATGTTCAAGTTCTCTTGTAACACTTGACTTACCAAGTCCAGTACCACCTGTAAGTGTGACTAGTTCTCCTGCTCTAAGACCATACAACTTCTTGTTAAGTCCTTCATAAGGATAAGGTACGCTTTGTTTCTTCTCACGATTATGAAACTTCTCACGTTGTTCAGTAACATTTATAACACCTGATGGTGTATAAACTTTACTAGCCCACCAAGCTTCAACAAACTCTTTATGCTTGTTGTTTCTTAGCATGTCGTTAGGGTCTTTCCATCCGTTAGGTAAGGTAACTATCCTTGCTTTCCCGGGTTTGAAAAGTCTAGCAACTTTAATACTAGCTTCTTGTCCTGCCTTATCTTTATCAAAAGCAATGATAACATTTTCAAAGTCATCAAAGAACTCTAAGCTTTCTTTAACATCTCTGACTGCACCATTGGCACCACGTTTGATAGATACCACAGCCCACTTTGAACCAAGAAGTTCATAAGCAGCCATAGCATCACACTCACCTTCAGTAATGGTAACATACTTACCACTCTTGAAAAGTTGTTGACCAAACAAACCTGTATCATTATAAGTACCAGAAATATAGAAGTCTTTATCTCTACAGTTTCTAGTCTTAGTAGCTGATAGCTCATGCCCATTGTAGTAAGGATATAAATGCTTAACGACATTACCTTGTAAGTCGTGGACACATTTAACCCCATACTTCTGAGCAGTCTGCATAGAAATTTATCTATCAGTCAATGCTGAAAATTTTCCTTCGTCTACCATATCAGGTTGTTTAATTTGAGTTGTAGTTGATTGCATATCCTTTCCTCCACATGCTTTAGTATAGCTAGGCATAAACTCTCCACAACTGAAACACTTTGCTGAATCATCTTCGTTGATTCCAACAGCATCACTACTGCCACAAAGCGGACAAGGTTGATGTAACTTATCCCAAGTTTTATCCATGTTAGCCCTCACTATGAATTAAGATTCGTCTGATTCTTCTACAGTTTCTTCAGTCTCAGTTTCTTCTTGTTCAACTATAGCTTCAGGACTATCCTTTAGTACAGCTTCAAGATTATTCTGATGTCCTTGAGAAGCAAAGTTCAAAGCTTCTACTAACACATTCAATGTGCCTATCTTATTGATAGAAACACTTGCATTAGTTCTCTTCTGCTCGTCTTCAATCATTGAAACATCATAGACTGATTCACCGTCATCATTTTTAATAGTAATAATCATATTAAAATTCCTCGTTATCTGAATCTTGTTCAGCATATTCAATTAAGTTATCTACTTTAACAGCCATAAGCTCTGCAAATCTACCATAATTATTTTTATATGGTTTGATTTTAACAGTCACTTCTGAACCATTACCTATTGCAACATCCATAGGATTACCGTCACCATCAACTAACTTAGGTGCAGGATTAGCTGACCCATCGTTCCTTGATGCTCTCTTACTAAAAGTAAAAGCAGGTTCTTCATACTTCAGTTCACCTGTTCTAGTTCTAACTTGATTCAGTCCTAAGTCTTCAAGCTTAGTAGCTGTATCAGAATCAGTAAGAACAGTTATGCCATATTTATGAGGTTCAAACCTCGTGTTAGGACTGGTAATGTTGGCATACATTGCCTTCCCTTTTACATACTCATACATAAATAACCTCCATTAGTTTGTATTAAGTTGTGCAATTATATCATAAATTTGATTTTGTGTCAAGTCTTTTTTTTCTTCTTTTTGCATTAACAATATCTCTTGTCATTTGAATCTCGCCTTGTAAGTCTTCCCACAATTCATCTTTAACTTGTTGACTAACATCTCGTTTGAGTTTAGTTATAATTTTTAGTTCTGATTTTTTAGGAATCCAAGTCTGCCAATATTGTTTCTCTTGTGACTCGTCTGACCATGACCATTCAATAGTTTGGTCAAGTGTTTGTGATGTGTATTTAAATATCATATAACCCTCGTGTTAAAAAGTAAGGCGTTGTATTTGGATTGTTCCTTTAAGTCCCATCCCAGTTTTAGGACACCTTACATAACTTATAAAAGAGGCACTTTAAAGTGATACCTAGCACTAAAAAGTATGCCTTCAGGTTCAGGAAGGTTAGTTGAGGGCTACACCCTACAGCATACTAGAATAAGGTGCTATTATACCACATCTAGTCCTTCCTGTCAACACCTAATTCTAGAATTTTTACATTATAAATATCATCTTTCCATACAACTTCATAACATATTTGGTCGTTAGGATTATCATGATTGTGTTGCTGTACAAAGTTTGTCCAGTTTCTATATTCGTTCTTGCTTAGTTCTTTATTTGTACTAAACTTTATCATGTCTTTTTTTATGTCCACCATGTAGGTCTCTCCCTATTTTTGTTCCATTGTGCATAATGTTTTTCGTGTATGACATAATCTCTGTATGCTACGATAGGGTCGCTATCTTTATACTCATCTGGCATAGCCTGTGCAAGTGGTGTCATGCTTGTATGTTTAATATTATCTGGCATCTTACTTAAAGGCTCTTCAAGTTTTATAATACTTGCATGAGTCTTACCATACCTATAGTTGTATTCCATTCCAAGTGCTAAGAAATGTCTGTACAACCATGAATAATTACTACTAGATTCTCTTGCCCAAATAGTACAAGGATGATTCTTGTATGCTTCTTTGTAAAGTCCTACACTATCTGCATACTCATCACCATCTAACACTCTATGAGCTGTGCATAACATTTGTGCAGTTTCAAGTGGCATCTTCACTAGCATCTTATCAGGCTGTGCTTCTGCTGACTTGACTGGACACTCATCAAAATAAAATATGTTCATTTTCCTTGCCCTCTATATTTCTTATGGTTAGCTTTCTTATTCTTATTCATGGTAGAGTAGCCAACATTACCTCTACCTTGACTTGTTCTCTTACCTCTAACACCTGTTGCTGAAGTATGAGATTGACTAAATGCTTTAGACTTGACTGCCATATCTATCTAACCTCCTATATTCTTTATACTCTTTTACAAGTTCTATAATGTTATCATCTTTCCAAGCTTGAAAAGTTTTTTGAAACTCTTTATATCTTAAAGCTTCATCACAATAATTTTTATATTGATTCATTATATACATATCTATTCTTCTTATTTTCATAATGTTATATCCTATTATAAATTATTAATATAATTAATTATTAATTTTATTTATGTTTAAAAAGTTATAAAGATTGTATCATAAAAAATTGTAAAAGTCAATACAAATTATGAAAAAATCTTAACTAATTCTAAGCTCCTGTAATGAACTGTTCGTCCATACTAATACCCTCGTATGACTTGGTTAGATAACTGCTCACCATGTAGCTCATATGTTCTTCTATCCTATGTATAATATCTACTTCTGATATATTCATTGGTTCGTCCCATGTTCTTATGTCATCATAAAGAAAGTCAACAAATGTTCTAAACTTACTTGATGATAATTTATTTAGGATATATTCTCTTGCACATATGTCCTCTAGTTTTTTGTATAATGTTCTGTTCATTGTAATAGTCCTCGCTTGTAATCTAAAATAGCCATTTCAATAGCTGTCTCTGGTTTGTTATCGTGTGGAAAATACCACTCTCTAAATCCTCTAGGATATTTCTTACCTCTAACCTTAACAGTAAAAGCTGTAGGCTGTCCATTGTGTTTAGCAACTTTTGATATCTTAACTTTCATCAGTTCAATCCCTCCACTAAATCCCAATCTTCTGTTAGTATACTTTCTTTGACTGCCCATTTATAATCAGTCTCTCCAATAGTATTATCCCAATAGCTTTCGGTATCTCCATTTTTAAAATCAACATAGAGTATACCATGCTTTACCCAGTAATCTTTGACATCTTCCCAATTAATACCTAGTTCTTTTAAGTCAAAGGTAATAGGTGCTTCATAGATACACTCTATGTATCTTGGTTTATCATTATCAACGTTCATGTTATCTCCTCACTACTTAGTATAGATATTTCTAAATCGGTAGGCTCTCCATCCAGTCCATCATCCCATGCTTTATCCTCTGCTTCTTCTAATGAATCAGCTTCTATCTCTATCGTATGCCATTCCTCTACTAACATATTAAATTTATACTTCATCATCGTCCTCACTTATGTCTGCAAGATACTCACTCTCATCAGCTTCTGTGCCTATAAGGTGTTGCACCCTGTAGTGGTTATCAATTAAATCATCTATCATTTTTTCTAGTTCGTCCATGCTTAGTCCTCATCAGGGTATTGGTCTTCATAACTTTTGAAGCTTACAACTTTTGCTTCATGTTCAATCTCTTGAAAGTTATGGAAGTAGTCCTCGTTTCTATTCGCAATGTGCTGATTCTCATCAGAGTATGCGTATCTAATTGCTTCTCCTTCTCTCTCTGCATCAACCTCGATTGTTGCAATGTAATGTCTCTCTATCTCTATTAGATAAGTTCCTTCTTTACTCATAGTTCCTCCTTTTAAGTTTAAGTAAATTGCTCATAAAATTCATTCTCTGCAATGAACTGTAGTATCTCATCCCTGTCATCATCAGGATGTAGATTGTTCATTCTTGCGATGTCGTTTATCTCATCGTCAATTAGTCCTCTCTCATCATCAGCTACTGCATCTTGATAGAGTCGTTCTAATGTCTCGTCATTTATTTTGTTGCTCATAGTTCTACCTCTCTTTTAAATGGTGTTGGTGGTGATAAATTATATTCATCATAATGATGTTCAGGAATAATACTAGCATTATCCCAATCATGATATAACTTTTCTACAATAAGATATTCACCACAATCTTTACATTCAAAGATATCGTAATTACTATCTCCCTCGCACTCATCAATGTGCCATACGTTATCGTGTTTACAATCTTTCATTATATCTCCTTGTTTAATCCTTGTATGAAATACAGTAGTACATCTTGTAATTCATCTGTATTTAATTTATTTTCTTCAAGATATTTAATTATATCTCCATGACCACCATGCTCATATAATTCTGTAAGTTTAAATATTCCACCATTATACTTGGTAGCATCGTTTATTCTAAGTTCAATTTCTGATTCAACTGCTTTTCCAAATCCTTCTATATACATATTACCTCCTGTTATATTTGTATTGCATCAATTACAAAGCCTGTATAATCTTTTCTAGCTTTGCCCTTTGCCTTTAGTCCTACTACGCTGTTCGGTTTATCTAGGAATCTCATATCGTGGTCATCTCCATTGATAACTTTGAGTCCCTTGAACATGCTCGGCAGTTCCTTGTCTCTGAATACTACTGCTTTGTTGTTCGGCACTTGGTCGAACATCTTAGCATATTTCTCATTCGCTTCGCTATAACTCCATGTTAAATGATAGTTGGGTATATTGTCAACCTTTCTCGTTGGTATCTTTGTGTAGTCATAGAACTGCACACTCGGAAACATCTCAAAGATATTCTGTCCGTCTATGTCTATCTTCTCCCATTGTATATCACTCGTGCCATTGAGCCTTATCGCTGGTTTCTTGT